GGATTCTCCCTCAGGACATGCATGTTTCACCAGTACAGGAACGATCATGCCTACCAAAATACAACTTGCGCCGTATACATTTCAAACTGGAGTGAACGGAAGTGTAGCAAACACAACCTTACAATTCCAGAAGAGTCGTACAAGCGTAGGATGTAAAGACTGGTACAGCAAGATCGCTTCTGGTTCGGACGCAACAACCTCGTTGAGTGCCTATGACCGATATAAGGTCACGCACAAAACGTCAAAGTTGGTGCTTACGAAGGTGGATAAATCGAGTAAAGGTACTTCCATACAGTCTGCTTATAGCGTAATACCGGCAATGTTTCCACTTTCGGATCCATTGGTGATAGAAGCCAAAAGCAAGGCTTATGGAGAACTCAACTCTAAGGCAGCAGAAATTTACTCCGAGTTTTCGGGTCAGATTTTTGCGGGTGAATTGCGTGAAACTGTTGACTTTCTAAAAGATCCTTTGGAATCTCTTAAGAACCTGACGCATACTTTGTTGTCAGGTTTGATTGAGATAAAGAAGCATCCATATAAAGCCGCCAAAGACACTGCAAAAGCTGTCGCTGACGTATGGTTGGCATACCGTTTTGGTGTGTTGACTCTCGCTAGCGATGTCGAACAGATTTGCGATATAATCGCAGACACTAGTAAACAGAATGTGCCTAACCGAATGCGTGCATTCGGCCAAGCAGAGTCTGCAACTACGACTGTAGATAACAATTGGGGGACAGGGTTAAACCTTTCCTCATGGAGGCATGAGCTGATTTCCACTAAAAGGTCAAAATGTATTTTACATTGTGGCATTCTTATGGATCACAAGCTCGAGCAATTCTCCCAATTCGATGGCGCTCTAAAACGCGCATTGAGCTTGGAGGAGCTCCCTACAACGATATGGAACATTATACCGTTATCCTTTGTTATTGATTATTTCGCCAATGTTGGATCTATTATTGAGGCGGCTACGCAGTCTAATGTGCATTTTGTGTACATTTCTGAGACTGTGATAAGAGAATCGGAAGCTCGAGCAGTGCTCGACTTTCCTCGTATCTTATCGCCATCTGCAACATGGCCCATCATTGAATCTTACCAACCTGGTATATCGCATTTCGTTCACAGATCTGTTGATAGGACAGCTAGGACTTCGGCAATTCCGCCGCTGTCTGTTAGTCTGCCTGGTCGCAATATTCCAAAGTTAAATATTGCAGCCCTGTTAACGAAGCTTCTTTCATAATTGGAGAAAAGAATGGCAATTACCATTCCTGGTAGCATTACTGGTGGCGCCCAAACTGGGCTAACCACTCCGGGTTACACCACGACAGTGGATAACCCTCCGGACATCAACGGAAAGCAATCCGTCATCACGGCCCTCACGGGTACGCAGACGGGTGTCGATGTCCACAGCGTCGCTCGTCCTTTTACAGTAGCAGCGTTTAAACCGAAGGCCTTTGCGGCTGTCGGTCGCGTTAATCCTGTAACTGGCGAGTTGTCGTCTGTCGGTCGAAACACCTACAAGTTGATTACTCGTAAGGGAGTACTTCCCCTTGCCGGGCAATCATCGGTTGTAGCCATCGTCCGTACCGAGATTGAAATTCCTGCTGGGTCTGATGTCGCTGACCCAGCGAATCTGCGCGCAATGTTGTCGGCTCATATCGGCCTTTTGTCAGCAACTTCTGCTGGCATCGGCGATACATCCGTTAACGGCGTGCTTTAAAAACAATCTCGGGAGTGACAACTATGGACTTCAACCCTGGTGTGTTAATGACCAACCTGGACAAGGATATTGACCTCGCGAGAGGAGCGCTAAAACAATACAAGCTTAACGTATTGTCGCGCACTCTTCTCAAGAAGTATGTATATCCCAACTCGGCTATAATGCTTGATAAAGCGGCTCGGAACGAGTTTAATCGTAGGAGCAGTGAGGTCGCAAACTTCATTGTTCCTGAGTCTACGCTTGTTGATGAATTAACGTCGCAATTGTTCAATGACCTGTCGTCAGACTGGGATGGCTCTGTTTGCACGGAGTATCTTAGTATGGCTAAGATTGTTGAATATGGCGGCGTCGGCCCCGGAGCTAGTGTTCTTGCTCCTGAAAACGACTTTGTTACTAAGTTGTTTTCGCCGACAATTTCGTCGACGAGTGTTGAGTTGTACGACTACTATCGTAGTACGCTACCTTCCCATTGGAATCATGCTCTTCGGCATGTGAATCAGCGGGTTGTGGTGGTGCCAGGTGCTAAGCTTTCCACCGTCCCAAAGGACTCGAGTAAAAATCGTACCATTTGTATCGAACCTACGTTGAATATGTACTTTCAACAAGGGATAAGAGCTCAACTGGAAAAATGTCTGATTAAGAGATATCGAATAGATATATCCAACCAGCAGGATTTCAATAAAGCGCTTGCACGCAAAGGATCGATCTCTGGCTTGTTAGCCACGATTGACCTTAGCAATGCTTCCGATACAATTTCGTATAGTCTGTGTCGACGCATTCTACCGCAGCAAACTTTCGCTGTGCTAGAACGTTGTCGATCGCATAGTTATACAGACAACGGTAAAGTCGAACGTATGGGAATGATGTCAACCATGGGAAACGCTTTCACGTTCCCATTAATGACTCTTATCCTGTCCGCTCTATCTACTGTTGTGGCACGTCGCAGAGGCATTCGACTGTTCAGAGGCAATTTTGGTGTGTTTGGCGATGATATCGTCATTCCCACCGAGTTGTACTCTGATATGTTAAGTGCCCTTGTGCACGTCGGTTTATCACCAAACTTCGATAAGTCATTCGGTTCTGGATTCTTTCGTGAATCCTGTGGCGGTGACTTCCTCCACGGATGTAATGTCCGTGGTGTTTATATCAAAAGGATGGAAAATGAACAAGACGTCTACTCGGCCTTTAATCGGTTACATTATTGGTCTCTCGACAACGGTATTGCTCTTCATCATTGTCTCTCCTATCTTATGGGTTTGGCTGCATTTAGGCCAGTCCCAAGACATGAGAGTTTTGATGCAGGATTTATCGTACCGAGAAGCCAACTTACGAGTTCCAAAGCAGACAGAAACGGCGCGATATACTACCGCGCCGCGACCAGTGCCAGAAGTTCCCGTAGAGTAACCGACCTTTCGCATAATCCATTTGGAGCCCTTATTGGCGCTCTTGGTGGTTATGTGAGGGACAACCAAATTGCCCAACGTCCTAAAAGGCGAAAGGTGATAGTCATCAAGAAAAAGAGTCCTTGTTGGGACTATTCCAATGATGCTGTCCTTGTTGGACAAGATCTGGGGTTTTCTTGGCGGTTGCTTTTGAGCGCCCGTTGAGATAACTCCAGACCGCCTATTCCGTAAGGAATAACACCCCGTAAAACGATCGATGC